AACACTCAGACTGTCAGTAGGGCGGATGAACCCCTTATAGTGATAGATTGCGTATGCCGTTGATTCCGTCGACTGGACTGGGATTTCGCCGACTGGACTGGGCGACATAGATGCAGCGAATATTATGGATCAGCAAGCAAAGCATTATTTTACATAATATACATTATGCGTATATTAGCAAAAATAATAAGCTGTTGATTATTAAGGCTTTATGGTATAAATGGACATCAATAATCACACCAACGGTTAGAAATTATGTCCGGCTTGCTTTTCAGTGACGAGACACCGGTATCAGAAAAAGACGTTTCCGACTGGCTAGACACAGTCCCCAACCTATCCGCCACACCATCACGCCGCGAAGCATACCGCAAAGCCTACAACGTGGACGAAAAAATCAGGACGCAAAAAAAGCGGACAACTGATAACCCAGACCCGACAAAATAGGCAACGCAAAAACCAGCAACAAAAGATTATTGCTTTGTTTCAACTTGCGATTTTCAGCCCTCAAGCCAGCCAATTCAGTATTTAGAGCATTACAGCGCCCCGCCAATTCAGTCACACGCGTTTTGTAAAATCCAATATCTTCCATATCGTCAACCCTTTTTAAAACGGACATAATCCACCCCCTGAAATCCAGATATTTTGCCAGTCATCGGAAGCCCACACGCTCAAATCAGACGCACCGCGACCATGTACAAGATTATGCGATTCTACAATCGCGTCCCTAAAATTTGTTGCACCAAGCCAAAATTTATAAACTTGCATGCCCTCAATACCTTTTGAGTGCCAATATCGCTTGCTGTAATGCTCAACACCCTCAATATCCTTTGCGAGATACTTAGTCAAATACCCCGCCAGCTTTTGCACTTTCCACTTTACAGACTTGCCCTGACGACCAGAAAAACGGGAAGGCGCACGGACATTTATAGCACCTTTTGTACTTTCGCCCACATCTTCAGAACTACCACCGATAGATATATACCAACACTTACGAATGTAATTTAAAGGCTGACGACCTTTTACAGCCAAATGCAGGTGCAACGCCCCGCGCTCCTGTGTTTCACGCACCGCGACATATTGCCACGCCGGAAACCTTGCAACCATCATACGCACGAACCTTTTAAAATCGGCCTTGAGTCGGTCAATATCCTGCATATTCTCACGATACGTGAGCGTAAGCATATGGTCAGCCTCAAGAGCTTTGATTGTATGCCGCACCTTTTGACGGGAGCGCCGAACAGAACGCGCCAAATTCGCCGCCTTTTTTTGCTCATCGGTTAATTCTGCCTTTTCTTTAAACCGAGGATGAACCACAGCGCCGAACGCTGAATTGAAAGGCGCAAACGATTTATGATGCGACAAAGGAGCCGGAAGAGTTACAGCAAATTCAAAATTACCATTTTTAAAAGTCGTTAACTTTGCCCAATACGAAGGGGGAAAATCTTGACCTTCGGAGAAATTACAGATATTGTCTTGCATGTTAATTAGCTCCACGATAGTTAGTTAACCGCCCCGAACAGATTGCGAGTCTTTCGGGGTTTTTTTACGTCCTAATTTTTAACAAAAACCATTTTTTACAGTGTGCATGTTCTTATGTGTCCTAGTTATAAATTTAGCGGCTACGCCGCAATTGGCGCGGCTAACGCCGCGCCTACTCGCATCTATCACGGCGAAACAAGCACAGAAGGCAAAACAGAAGGGCTAAAAGCATCTACAGGAGACTGCGCAAGGTTTACAGGGCGAGAGTAAGGATTAAAAGAAGCGCCCTGCTCTAACCGCCCCTCGCAAGCCTCAACAGTCATATCAAAAACCCGCGTGCCCTGTTGCGTATAACAACGGCAATCCGAAGCACTTTTAATACAAGCATGAATATATGGCATTACGACGACCTCACGCAACGGAGCAAAAGCCGCCGCACTCTCAGGACGACCCGCAACAACAGGACGAAACTGCTTTAAATACTCATCGGATAAAAGCGCCAACTCTTCAGGAGTGGAAACCGCAGGAACACCAGACGAAGCAACAACAGAATCAGACACGACAGCAGAAACGACAGAATCAGAAGCAACAGACACAACAGGCACAGGCTTACCATGAATAAAACCCTTTGCAATGAAATATCCGAGAACACCAATCAACAACACTGACGCATACATGGCATAGACGAAAAAAGGCTTTTTATGGCTTGTCGAAAGAACTTGCACCGTTGACTTGTAATGAGGAAAAACATGTTTAGGCAACTTGTAGGAAGAATGAGCAGAAAGCGCCTTTTCTGACTTAGATTCCGAGTCTTTGCACTCAGGCCACTCAAAACGATGGCGACCGCGCCAACCATCCGTTAAATGAATATGCTGACCCGCTAACATACGAACGTTTGAATGTAACAGCCGCTCCTTTTGAGTAATCAGGAAAACGTGAACACCGAAATGACGATGATATTCAAACATCTGAATACAGAGAGGAACAGGAGAACCAGAAGGTCGCGGACGCAAATAGCGTTGAGCCTCATCGACAACCAGAACAGAAGAAGGAGAAGCCCACAAAAACCACAAATCAAAGGAAGTTTTGGCAGTTGCGCGAGCCTCGACAAAAACGGAATAGAGCGGATTTTCTGGAAGCCAAACCGCATATTCGTCAGAATCAACTTGAGAACGTGGCACAAAATCGGCACGTTTTAATTCTTTCAAGTCGGGAAAATCGAAATGTTCAAGTTTTAAATCAGCAATCCCATCAACAAACTTATCTAGACCGAACCACATTGACGATTTATCAAAATACAACAAATCCAAAGCGTGGGCCGTTTTGCCGTTACCTGGTGTGCCCGTAAGAATAGTCAACATTTTTTAGCCCCTTGAAAAACATTTATGAAATCTGCGACAACGCTTTAAGTTGAAGCATTGAAAAACGAGCGACGAACGCACCAAGAATTATACCCATCGCTTCAGGAACGCCAGACAAACCCAACAACGACGAAGCAGTTGAACCAATCGCACCCCAATTACTCAAGACGTTTGACTTAATTTGAGTCATAACCGCATCTAGCCCGATATATGTAACAACGCCAAAACCCAAACCGCCCAAAACACGTTGAGCAATCGGAACAGAAACAGACGCAAGATATTGACCGAAAGAAGACATTTTTTTTATCCTTTAAGCGTAAGGGCGACCACGAAACACAACAGCGCCAGCAGTAAGCCAAGCGAACGCCAGCAACAAAGGCTTAAGCATCCCAAGAAAAGTACAAATACCAGAAAACTCAAAAAACTTACCACCGCCAACCGAAACAGGCGCAGGGCAAAAACCAGCACCACCGAAAACAACAGGAGTCAAAGAAACCGACAAATCTTTAATCGGTAACGGCTCAAGAGGAACATCAGACAAATTTGCATCGTTAGAACAGGCGAGCGCATCGGGGTTAGTCTTGCATAGGTCAGTTGTTGCGGACGGCTGAACTGTAGGCGTTGAAATAAGATTTGTCGTACCGGAAGAATTGACAGTATTTGTAATCGTTTGAGGAGTGTTATTAACCACATTAACCGTGTTAGTGGACACGACAGGAGCAAGAGAACCACCAGCCGAAACAGCTGGAATATCTAAAACATTCTGCATCAATTGTGACGATGTATTACCCAATGCATCTACACTTGAAGTTTGAACCGTAAACGGCGAACCGATACGAATAGCATTGGAAACCGTAGCAGCAGCCGCATCAGTAGCAGCAATCAAAGAATTCATATTCGCACCATTCTGAATAGCAAAAGCCGACAAATCCCCAGCAATCGCGGCAAAGTTTGCATTAGAAGGAGCAACAACAGCCGCCATAATCGCCGACAACTCAGCATTAGAAGGAGCAGAAAGAACAGGAGGAATATAAGAAGCAGAAGAAATAGGAATCAAAAAATTTGAAGCCGTATAAGTACCCAAAACAGAGCCACTACTAGTACTTATCCGCTGAAAAACACCGCCACCAATATCAGAGATTGAATTAGAAGGAAAATAAGATTGCAAAACACCAAAAAAATCATAACCCGTACCAGCTCCAGAAGTAGAACCAGTCAAAGAATAAATATTATTTAAAGGAGGATAACCGACAGGAGACTTAGCAACACCACCACCAGCGACAGGCGATATACCTTTAGCAGACATAGCCTGATATAAAGCCGCACCTGTCTGACCAGCAGAAGCCAATTGACCAACAGCAAGAGCAGCACCAAATGGGCCACCAGCAGCAGCAGCCGCACCAGCCCCGAGCAATTGCAATCCAAGAGATAAAGCTAATTGACCAGTAACAGGAGTCTGTTGAGCGTACACACCAGACGCAACCGCGATACCACCTGCCGTAACAGCCGCCGTAGCTTGAGACATAGAAGCAGGAGAACCGACAGGTGCAGCAATAGATAAAGCCGTAGATTGCGAAATTGTCGCACCACTTGAAGACCACGAAGGAGAAGAAGCAACTATCGCACCGGAACTATTAAACGTGGCAGCAAAAACAGGGGAGCAAGACGCAAGCAGGGGAAAAATCAAAACCGTCTTTAGAAGGGGACGAGCGCCAACCGTGCGAGCTACGATTAACCAGTATCGGCGTAAAGTCTTTATCCCATGCGGGATAGTGCCAAAAGCCCCGAGAATCATTTTCCAGCACCGAAAATTATCAAAAACGGCAGCACAACGACCAGAAAACCAGCGAGCCAAACAATAGAATCTGGAATTGTCATGGCAGCAAAACACGACGAATTGCAACAAAACCCCACGCAGTAAGCATCAGGCCAGCAGCGACAGCGCCGAATTCAATTCCAGAGGTGAAAGCAGCGGGATTATAAGCAGAGACAGCAGGAACAGCAGAAACAGCAGAAACAGCAGAAATTGCATTTAACTGTGAAGCAAGCGATGCAACTTGAGATTGCAAAACAGTTACAGACTGTAAATTATTATTATAAACAACCATATCAGCAGGACGAAAACCATAAACCTCATTAGATCCACAAACAGAAAACGCAGAATATGGACTGGGATTCATCACAGCGCCAGCGCCAGACGTATAGAAACAATTAAACGCATGAGAAAAACCACTGACACTTAAAAGAAAGAAAAAGAAAAAAAGATTTTTCATTATATGAAAAAGGGCGACACCCGAAAGAATGCCACCCGATTGCATTTTACAACGCGCGACGAGCGGCTTTTACGCCGTAAATCAGGACGGAAACCGCAAAAACAGCGGTACCAACCAGACCAACTTGCAAACCAACAGCAGCGATTTCAGTAAGAGCGAGAACTGGCATTTTAAATACTCCTTTTCATTTTTCGACTGATACGCGCCGAACCGTACAAGGGGAATACCCCGCTTGTTTTGCTATCCCGAGCAAGTTTTGGAGGAAGCCCGCAGACCGTAGAGCCGAGGGGCTAACCACAGCCCTGCATTGACCCACAGACCCCCACGAAAACCCCCTTTTATCTCAGCGTATTTTTTTTTAACGCGACTTATGAGAAGGGAGCAAAACCGTTAACCTTGCGAGTTAATTCTTGGCTTTATCTCGGGACGAGATTGAGGACGAAGCGCGACCAACACGCCGCCAATTTTTTTTGTCTGGTAATCAACGCCGATTTTAAACTCAGCCTCATAAATTCCGGCCTCGGGAGCTTCAGAATCTTTAGGCATGGTCAATTCACCAACTCTTATTTCACCAGTCTCAGCGTCAGTAATGACACACTGACAGATAATCATTGAATAAGCAGAGCCGGATTTTTTGCCAATTCCAGCTTTCAACTCAGAGGATAAAACTTGCAAAGTTTGTTTCATGGCATAGCCCCTTTTTTAGTGAAATTTAACGAACGATTTAAAAACAACAGAACCGACAGGAACAACGCGAGCGCATAAAAAACAGCACTTAGCGACAGCGGAGAGAGAACATTTTTGGATAATCATTTTTAGCCCCTTAGAATTTAGAACGTGTCAAAAAGTACACGTGAACAAATGATAGTGTATAAAAGAACACTTGTCAACAAATTTGCAACGTTTATTATTAGACACATCAAAAGGAGAAAATAATGGAATTAGATAAACTGCTAGAACACGCAAAAACAAGAGCGAACCTTGCAAGCGACTATGCTTTAGCCAAAGCAATGAACATAGATAGAAGCATTATCAGTTCGTGGAGAAAAGGCAGAAAACACCCAAGCAACGAAGAAGCCGTACAGCTTGCCACGCTTGCCGGACTTGACGAAATGCAGGTTATTGCAGAGATTGAATTGCGGACAGCGAAGAACGAGAAGAAAAAAGCGTTTTGGCAACACTACATAGAAAGCAGAAGCATTACGGCTTGTCTAACCATGACCGCCCTGACCTGTTCAATCATAATGACACCAGAAACAAGCAGCGCAAACGTTTTACAGTTGCAAAATTATGACGGCAATACAACGAATTTTACACGCTCAGAAAAAGACCAAAATATACATTATGCGTATTAGATTTATGGGTGAGCTGGAACAGTTCGCGGCATAGTTTCGGCTTTTACATACCCCTGCTTACGCGTAAAAAA